ACTCCCCTGACGGGGGAGTGCAGAGGGGGACGCATCCCCCTCTGCGTATCCTGCGGCCCGCAGGCCGCGCAAAAGGCTAACGGGTTTTCAGCCGCACAGGCGGCTTGAAAATACAGGGGATGACCGCGCACGCAGTCGGTGCCTTGCTTCTCGGTTCGGCGGATAACTGGAACTTCAATGCTTCCAACCCGTGTCTGTACTTCGGCGGTAACTATAACCAGAACGGGAACCACGGGCTGTTCTACGTGAACTACACCAGCGCGTCCAACTCGAACGCGAACATCGGCTGCCGCGTCCTTTTATGGACTGGCTACCCACCTCCACACCCGGCAACGCAAAGACCCGCGCCGGGGCGCGGACATCCTCGGCACCCCTTGGTGCAGATAAGCCATCAGGACACGGTTTAGTACACTTCCACAACCCGTGGAGGCGATGGAAAGGCCGTGAGGCTAAAAGGAGGAAAACATTCCTGATGAAACGAGCAAACAACCTATTTCCAAAGCTGGTATCGGAAGAAAACCTGCGGCTGGCGATCTTCGCCGTGAACGTGACACACCGCTTCCATCCGCACCACAGACCGAACCGGACGGTGGCACGGGTGGAGGCAGACATTGACCGCTATGTAAAAGAGCTGCGGGAGATCATTACAGGCGGTTACGAGGCGAACGAGCCGAGGCTTGCGCGACGCTGGGACAAGAGCGCCGGAAAGTGGCGGGACATATCGGAGCCGAGACTGTGGCCTGACCAGTATGTGCATCACGCGGTCATTCAGGTGTTGGAGCCGATCATGATGCGGGGCATGGACAATTTCTGCTGCGGGAGCATCCGAAACCGGGGCATCCATTACGGCGTTCGAGCCATCAAGAAGTGGATGCGGACAGACCCAAAAGGGACGAAGTACGCCGAGGAGCTGGACATCCACCATTTCTACGACAGTTTGACGGCGGAGACGGTGATGAAGCGGCTCCGGCGGCTGGTGAAAGACCGGCGAATGCTGGAGGTATGCGAACGGTTGATGAAGCACGGCATTCTGATCGGCGCTTACTTTTCCCAATGGTTTGCCAACACGGTGCTGCAACCGCTTGACCGGCTGATACGGGAAAGCGGTCTGTGCGACCACTACCTGCGGTACATGGACAACTTTACCCTGTTCGGGCGGAACAAGCGGAAGCTGCGGCAGCTGCGGGAGCTGATCGAGAAATGGCTGGCGGCACACGGCCTGCGGCTGAACGGCAAGTGGCAGCTCTATCCGACAGCAAAGCGGACGGTGGCGGCGCTGGGGTATCGCTTCGGGCGAGGGTATACCCTGCTGCGGAAACGAAACATGGTGCGCCTGAAACATTCTCTTTCCGCCTGCCGCCGTGCCATGCGGCGGCACCACGCGATCAAGCCCGCATTGGCGCAGGGGCTTTTATCCAGACTGGGCCAGATGAAGCACTGCAATCACGTTCACTTTTTCCAGAGCTATGTGGAGGCGGGTTTGCAGCGGAAATTGAAATGCGTGGTCAGAGAACACGCAAGAAAGGAGCGGGCAAGATGGAATACGTCTACGGAACAAGCGTTATCGGCGGCGTAGAACGGGAAAACCTGAAAATCGTGGGCGGCCCCGCGCTGCGGGAGGGTGAATACCTGACCACGGTGCGGGAGTACGACGACAGCAGCATCACAGACCGCTGCCGCATCGACCGGCACTATCACAGCGACACGGACGAGGACGGGACGCGGTACGACTTCTATACCATCAGCGAGCATTACCGGTATGTGGAAAGGATAAAGGTGATGGAAGAAACGAGAAAAGCAACGGAGATCGCCTTTGTGACGCTGGCGGAGAGCGGAAGCATCGACGCTGTGACTGCGGGGGAGCATAAGAGCCTGTTTGAAACGTGGCAGACCGGCGTTGCTTACACGGTGGGGCAGCTACGCAACTGGGGGGACAAGCTGTACAAATGCGTACAGGCGCACACCTCACAGGCTGGATGGGAACCGGACAAGGCGGTGTCGCTTTGGTCGGCGGCATCTGACCCGGCGGAAGAATGGCCGGAATGGAGCCAGCCGGTGGGGGCGCATGACGCTTACGCAAAGGGCGACAAGGTGAGCCACAATGGAAAGCATTGGACATCAACGGCGGATGCCAATGTGTGGGAACCGGGGGTATACGGCTGGACGGAGGCGACGGCGTGAGCAGCCATTTGCAGATCATCGCAGAGCTGGAGGCGCTTGTGGAAATGCAGGCGCGTACCGTCCGGGTGCTGGCGACACGCCTTGCGGAGCTGGGCGACACCGTGACCGGGCGAGACGAGATCGCGGAGGCCGACGAGGCATAGCGCAGGGCCATCGGCGGGGACGAATGGCCGGAGTGAAAGCAGGAGGACAGGAAAATGTACATCGACGCGGACACCATCATTAAGGCGGCCAGCCTTTTGGGAGCAATCGGAGCGCTGGTCGCCGCCATTGTTTCCGTGTACAAGGTCATTGAGAGCAACAAAAAGCAGAGCGAGTTCATCAACGCCATTCAGGAGGAGCAGACGCTTATCTGCTATGGCCTGCGCGGCGCGTTGCAGGGGCTTGTGGAGCAGGGGTGCAACGGGCCGTGCAAGGATGCGCTGGACAAACTGAATAAGCACCTGAACAAGAACGCGCACCCGCACATCAAGGAGGACTGACATGGCGGGAAAGCGAACGCAGGCAAAGACGAAAGGCCGGAAGAAGCGCATGGGAACCATGGACTTTATTCTGCTGATCGTCTTTTTGTGTCTGACGGTATTCACGATAGCCATGATCGCGCTGTTTACCGTGTACGGCTCCGTGCCGGATACGCTGATCACCTGCGTGTTCGCCACGCTGGGCGGCGAGTGCGGCATCCTTGGCTGGATAAAGACCACCAAGGAGAAGAAGCAGGACAGGCGGTGGCAGCTTGCGGACATGAGACGGGAAAAGGAGGAGGCGGAACGGATTGCACAGCAGACAGAGGAACCGTGAGGAGGGATAGATCATGCTGGCAGGAAAGAACAACGAGGAGAAAATCTGGAATTATCTGAAAAGCGCGGGGCTGAACGACTTCGGCACCGCCGGTCTGATGGGAAACCTGTATGCGGAGAGCGGCCTTATCCCGAACAACGTGGAGAACCTATACGAAAAGAGACTTGGCGTGACCGACGCAAGCTATACGGCGGCGGTGGACAGCGGCAAGTATCAGTTCTTCGCAACGGATAAGGCGGGCTATGGCCTCGCCCAATGGACATACTGCTCCCGCAAGGCAGAGCTGCTGGACTATGCCCAATGCTGCCGAAAGAGCATCGGCGATCTGGAAATGCAGCTTGATTTCCTGATGAAAGAGCTGCGGGAGGGCTATAAGGCGGTGCTGGCCGTGCTGAAAACGGCTGGAAGCGTCCGGGCAGCATCGGACGCGGTGCTGCTGAAATTTGAGCGCCCGGCAGATCAGAGCGAGGCGGCGCAGGCCCGGCGAGCTGCGTTCGGCCAGAAGTATTACGACAAGTATGCGGCAGGGAGCGCCGCAGGAAGCGGAGGAAAGCCTATGACGGAACAGGAACAGCGGCAGAAGATCGTGAGCATCGCCCAGAGCTACATCGGATGCAAAGAGAGCGACGGAAGCCACAGGAAGATCATCGACCTGTACAACAGTCACAAGCCGCTGGCCCGTGGCTACGCCGTGAAGTACACGGACGCATGGTGCAGCACGTTCGCAAGCGCCGTCGCTATCGCGGCGGGAATGACCGACATCATCCCGACGGAGTGCGGCTGCGGAAAGCACATCGAGCTGTTCAAGAAGCTGGGGAGCTGGCAGGAGGACGACGCTTATGTGCCGAAGCCCGGCGACTATATTTTCTACGACTGGCAGGACAGCGGCGTGGGAGACTGCACCGGCAGCGCCGATCATGTGGGCATCGTGGAAAAGGTCAGCGGGACAAGCATCACCGTCATTGAGGGCAACTACTCCGACAGCGTGAAGCGCCGCACCATTTCTGTGAACGGACGGTACATTCGCGGCTACGGCGTACCGAAGTACGGCGGAAAGGAGGCGACCGGCGGCGGGACTGCGACGGACGCTGCACCGACCAAGGGCGGCGGGTGCAAGGTGGGCGACATCGTGACATTCACCGGCGAGAGGCACTACACCAGCGCAAACAGCACCGTGGGCAAACCGTGCAAGCCGGGCAAGGCCAAGGTGACGCAGGTGTATCAGCCGCTTGTGAGCAGGCATCCGTATCACCTTGTCGCCGTGAGCGGCGGCGGAAGCACCGTGTACGGCTGGGTGGACGCGGCAGACATCAAGACCGAAGCGGCGGCGCTGGCCGTGGGCGATCAGGTGAAGATGGACAAGGCTGCCACAGTCTACGGCACCACGCGCAAGTTTTCCTCGTGGGTGTACAGCGCAAAGCTGTATGTCCGGGCAATCAGCGGCGACCGCATTTCAGTTTCCACGCTGAAAAGCGGCGCAATCACAGGAAACGTGGACAAGAAATATCTGACGAAAGTGTAAGGAGGTACACACCATGACACAGATCATTCCCGACATCATCAACATTGTCATTGAGGCCATTTTCGCCATCCTCGGCCTGTTCTTCACCGGCGTGGCCATTCCGTGGCTGGTCAAGACCGGCATCCCTTGGCTGAAAGACAAGCGCCTGTACGGCATTGTCACCGTTCTGGTCAAGGCGGCGGAGAAGCAGCGCGAGGCAGGTACGCTGACCATCCCGAAGTACGATTATGTGGTGCAGATGCTTGAAGCAAAGGGCATTAAGGTCACGGCGGAGGTAAAGGCCGTGATCGAGGCGGCGGTTAAGGAACTGGACATCGCCGTGGACAGCGCAATCGGTAAGCTGGATGGCATTTTTGTGGAGGAAACCACCGGCAAGACGGACGGCGAAAAGGAACTGAATAACTGAAATTATCCCCCGGCTGCTATACTCATAGATATAGCGGTCGGGGGATTTTTTGCGCGTTCGCAACGAAAAATCAGTTGCGCGGCAAGGGATTTACAGGTATCATAATAAGACAAAAAGCGACAAAGCAAACCGGCGGAGCGGAACGGGCAAGACCTGACACCGCCCGCGCAAAAGCATGAGAGAGGAGGCTTTACGGTGCAGACCGGAGGGCGAACATTTAAGCATCTGACCAAGAACGACAGGCTGCGCATTGAGAAGTGGCAGCGCAGGGGTTTGAAGCCGCCGCAGATTGCGGAAAAGCTGCGCGTCCACGTTTCCACCATCTACCGGGAGTTGAAGCGCGGAGAGTATGAGCGGCTGGACGGGGCGACGTGGGAAATGGCGACGGCGTACAGCCCGGACATCGCGGAAGCGCGGTATCAGGAACACTTGCGGGAGAAAGGGCCTGACTTGAAAATCGGCAAAGATCACGAGCTTGCAAACTACATCGAGGCGACAATCGTTGAAAAAGAGTGCAGTCCTGCTGCCGTTCTCGGCTACGCGATGATGGAGGGTCGGACATTCGAGACCTCGGTTTCTGTGACGACGATCTACAGCTACATCAAAAAGGGCCTCTTTCTACAAATCACGCAGGTGGACTTGCCGCGCCACGGGAAGCACAAGCAGGGCTATAAAAAGGTCAAGACCAAGGACGATCAGGCCAGAGCCTCCGCAGGCGACAGCATTGAACAGCGCCCGCCGGAGGTGGAGAGCCGCGAGGAGTTCGGGCATTGGGAGGGCGACACCGTGTACAGCGGAAAGGGCAAATGCAAGACCACCAGCGCCCTGCTGACCCTGAATGAGCGCAAGACGCGGAAAGACATCATCATAGGAATACCGAACAGAAAGGCGGAAACCGTGGTCAAGGCGCTGGATGCGCTGGAGCGGAAATGCGGAGCCAAGCGGTTCAGGGTAATCTTCAAAAGCATCACCTTTGACAACGGCTCAGAATTTTCGGCGGCGGAGAAGCTGGAGCGGAGCGCTGTCAACAAGACCATCCCGCGCACCAAGGTATATTTCTGCCATCCGTATTCTTCGTGGGAACGGGGGAGCAACGAGAACGCCAACAGCATGATCAGGCGGCGGCATCCGAAAGGCACAGATTTCTCTAAGGTCAGCGCGGCGGAGATCGCGGCCACGGAGGAATGGATTAACAACTATCCACGGAAAATCTTCGGGTACAAGAGCAGCGAGGTCATGTTCCGGGAGTGCCTGCGGGAGATCGGGCTGATCGCGTAACAGGAAGAAACCAGCACAGAGGACAATCAAAGGGAGAGGATGTGAGTGGAGCGGAACACGGGGAACAGAACAGGAAAACACGCAGGCTGCCGACCATGGGACATGACGGCGGCCATGTTGGCTTGTCAAAATTAGACAAAACAAGAAGTGAAAAATTGTGCGCATTTAATGCTTGACTTTTGCCTGCGGCACTTTTCCCTCCGGTCATATTGACATATCCCCTACACATCTGTATAATAAAACATAACCAAAAATACAGGGAGGTTCTATCACAGGATGGACACAGCCGGCAGCGACTCTTGCCCTGAACGAGATCAGAACAACAGAGAATGACGTGAGACATGACCTGTGCGCGAGGCACACAGGCCGTGTCTTTTGCGCTTTTTACATCGCGCAAAAAGCGAGAGGAGGCGCTCCGCAAAAGCAGCGGAGCCCGGGAAAGGAGACAGAATTTGGATACCTCAATAGGTTGGTTATTGCTTTTACAGGTGGTGCTTATCGCCCTGAACGCCGTGTTCGCCTGCGCGGAGATCGCCGTACTTTCGGTAAACGAGGTGAAGCTGAGCAAAATGGTGTCGGAGGGCAGCCGGAAGGCCAAGCGGCTCAGCCGGCTGACGGCCCAGCCGGCCAGGTTCCTTGCCACTATTCAGGTGGCCATCACCCTGGCGGGCTTTCTGGGCAGCGCCTTCGCGGCGGAGAATTTCTCCGATCCGCTGGTGGACTGGCTGGTGGGGCTGGGCGTAACGATCCCCCCCGCCACGCTGAACACCCTCGCCGTGATCCTGATCACGCTGATCCTGTCCTTCTTCACGCTGGTGTTCGGCGAGCTGGTGCCCAAGCGCATTGCCATGAAGCAGTCGGAGAAGGTAGCGCTGAACATCTCCGGGCTCATCACTGTCATCTCCAAGCTGTTCGCGCCCATCGTGTGGCTGCTGAGCGCGTCTACCAACGGCATACTGCGGCTGCTGGGCATTGATCCCAACGAGGCCGAGGAGCAGGTGGGCGAGGAGGACATCCGCATGATGGTGGACGCCAGCAGCGAGCACGGCGGCATCGATCATGAGGAAAAGGAGTTCATCCAGAACGTCTTTGAGTTTGACGACCTGACCGCCGAGGAGATCGCCACCCACCGCACGGACGTGGATCTGCTGTGGCTGGACGACACCATGGATGATTGGGCCGAGACGATCCACAACACGCGGCACACCCGCTACCCCGTGTGCGAGGACAGTGCGGACAATGTGGTAGGCATTCTGAACGCCAAGGAGTACTTCCGCCTGGCGGATAAAAGCCGGGAGAGCGTAATGGCCGGCGCCGTCCGCACGCCGTACTTCGTGCCGGAGACCATTAAGGCCGACGCCCTGTTCCGCAACATGAAGCGTACCGGCAATCCCCTGGCCGTGGTGCTGGACGAGTACGGCGGCATGGTGGGCATCGTGACGCTGAACGACCTGGTTGAGGAGCTGGTGGGCGACCTGGGCAGCGACGACAGCAACATCCCGGACGATGATGAGCCCCGCATCGAAAAGCGGGAGGATGGCTCCCTGGTCATCACCGGCAACGTAGAGCTGGACGATCTGGAGGACGCACTTGGCATCGAGCTGGACCAGGAGGAGCATGACACCCTGACCGGCCTGGTGTTCGACGCGCTGGGCATGATACCCGACGACGGCCCGCAGGACATTACGCTGGAGGCTGAGGGGATGCGGATCCATGTGACCTCCATTCTGGACCATCAGGTGGATGCGGCGGAGGTAACGCTGCTGCCTCAAACAGAGGACGCGGACGAGGCGAAAGAATAAAAAAGCAAAAAGGAGCACCCGGCCGGGTGCTCCTTTTTTATCACAGCTTACTCGCCCATATACAGGTGGAAATACAGGGCATTCATACCGGTGCCGTCCAGCATGGCGATCATAACCGGGCCGTCCTCCTGCTCAATGAAACCGCCGGCATACCGGATATTGTTGCTGAACAGGCCCATAATATATACCTCCTGTACCAGCGTCCGCTGCACGGCCGCCGATCACATGATCGCAGTCAGTTGGCCTTGTGCTCCTGCTTGGGCTCCTGCTTGGGCTCCTGCTTGGCCGTGCCGGAGAATGCCTTGATCTCCACGCCGCCGCGGATGACCGCGCCCTTGACCACCGCCAGAGTGCCCGTCACCAGGCCGCCGCTGATCTGCGCCTTCTCCTCCAGGGTAGTACCGCCGGTGATCTCCAGATCGCCGTTGACCTTACCGGCGCACAGCAGCTCCTTTGCGTTGATGTTACCCGTCACCTGAGAATCCTCGCTGACGGTAACGGTGCCCGTGACCTTTACATCACCGGTCAGCGTACAGCCGATGAGGTTCAGGCTGCCGGCGGTGATATTGCTCTGGATGACCGAGCGCAGCGTCACCGTGCCGCTGGTAATGACCTCGCCCTTGAATGCTCCGGCGATCTCCACATCGCCGTCGGAGCGCAGTGTGCCCTCCAGTGAAGTACCCGCAGCCAGATAGCTGGCGGCCTTGGCCTTCACCACAGGCTGTACCGGTGCCTGCACCGGCGCGGTCTTTACCGGCTCCGGCTTGACGGCGGGCTTTTTCCCGCCGGCGGCCAGCACCTTGTCGTCCTCGCTGCCCACGCCGAACAGTTCAAACATCGTCCGTTTCATTTCATCGCGCAT